AACGGTTTTCGGATATTGCAGCACCGCCTTTATATCGTAACAGTACCAAATGCAATGCTTGCAGTTTCTGCAGGTTACAACGGGCGGCAGTGATACATTCATAACACGTCCGATTTTCTGGTTGCCGGAAGAAATGCACATTTTGATTTCTTCGGCGGGGATGGATTCATAGCGCTTTTCTGCATCATGCAGGTTATTCATGGCCTTGCGCAGGGATTCAGTAGTAAACATAGTTTCAACTCCTCACTTTCTGAGCGCCTGAGCACTCTGTCCGACGTCCGTAGTACGGGCGTCGTGTCAGAATGTTCATCTCCACATGAGCACTGCCGCGCGGCAATCCTCCGCTTCGTAGTGTTCCCATGAAATAGCGTCGTCCTGTTCCGCGGTGAACTTCTCTTCTGTTCCCGGAACGTCCAAGCTGACCAACTCGAGGAAGAATCCACAGCCCTGCTTGCCATATCCCCGATGCCGCCAAAGCTTCTTGGTATAAAGCAGGAACTTGGCAGCCTCTTCCGTTGTACGGAAAAACTCTCTAGTCATCATTTCTCTTTCTCCTCCTCTTCAATAACTTCCAAGGTCCCATTCTTTCCGGTGCACTCTCTCACGTAGACTTCGAACGACGCACAATCAGTTTCATCGTTCCGCCGAAGCTCTTCATAACTGGTTTGAAGCTCTGTTTCGGTTATGATCACTTCGTTCTCTACGTCATAGAAGGTTCTCATAATCTGCTTTCCTCTCTGTCAGAAGGTTTGTTTTGGTTTGCCCTCCTGACAGCTATTATTGAACGGGTTTTGTTAAAATTGTCAACCAATAATATAATAAAATCGTATGATACAACCATTATTTGAGACATATTTGTATGCCTCAAGCCAAACATTTTCAGACGCCCCGCCCCGGTTCGCATGATCACGCGCGCAAGCTCCTATATTTCTTTCTTTCTTCTTTGTTTTTGCTTTGAAACTGGTACGTTGCCTGTGTCCTGAGTGCTGAAAAGCCCTATATATCAAGGCTTCTGAGAATCTGCACCACACTCTGCACCACACATAGAAATCCGACTCGAAAAATCTCGAGCCCTGGCGGGGGTAGTGCGGGAGCAGGTACTGCACAGCCAGCCCGTACCCCTATACCAGCAAGGCCAGCAACCACACACACAAACCTCAACCCCCCGGCTCACCCTCCACACCCACCTACGAGCTACAGAGCCTTGCTCAGTCAGCCACAGGGTCGCGATGGCTGCGCTATGGTGTGACACGTGGTCACGATGGATGGGCATGTAGGCAAGCCGGGGATAGCCCGGAATTCCTATTCAATTATGTTTCGCTATATATCAACAGAAAAATCAATACCTACGGGATTGAAAAGCCATTGTTTGCCATGCTTCCTGAGAATATAATTCAATTGGGGTCGTCGTAGCCCAGGGGGCCGCCAGCACTGATTCACCCATCGTCAGTCTGGCGGTTTCTCATATGCTCGAGAGGAGGATTGGCTGACCATGGCAGAGGTGCTGCACGGAAAGAAGCTGAAAGCAGTCCGGCTTGTACTGGAAGGGCTGGAAGTGCCGGATGCCGCGAAACGTGCGGGTCTGACGCCGGAGACAGTGAAAAACCTCCTGCGCCGGGATGACGTGCGGAAGCTGCAGGTCGAATACGCGCAGGATGTGCTTCGTTCGTCCGCGGCCAAAGCAGCTCAGGCGCTGGTCAGGCAGCTTGACTCCAACAACGAGTGGGTTGTCCAGAACGCGGCGTCCCGTATCCTCCAGTACATCCAGACTATGGAGGACAACCAGGATGCGACGATCACGGTCGCATTCACGTCCATGCCCGCTCCGGTTCTGCCATCGCAGACCGCGGTTCCGACAGAGGGGGCCATAGACTGATATGCCGAGGATTGAGGTCAATTACGTTCCAACCCCGAAACAGCAGTTGTTCCATACAACTACGGCCAATGAGGTGCTGTACGGGGGAGCCGCAGGCGGCGGGAAGTCCAAGGCCATCGTGATGGATGCCCTGGCGCGCTGCCTGAAATACCCGGGTACTCACGCGTACCTGTTCAGGCGCACGTACACAGAACTGGAAGACACGCTGATCAAGGAGGCCAAGGCTTCCATCCCGAAAGGCATCGGGAAGTACAACGTGTCACGGCACGACTGGTCACTGTTCAACGGCAGCGTGCTGCACTTCAGGCACTGTGCCTCCGTGCAGGACATGTACAACTATGCTGGTGCTGAAATCCACTGGCTGTACATGGACGAGCTGACGAGTTTTGAGTATGAGATCTACACCTTCCTCAAGACCCGTCTGCGTGCCATCAAGGCGCTGGGTATCGAACCCGTGGTCCGGTGTGCCTCCAACCCGGGCAACATCGGCCACGGCTGGGTAAAAGCCTATTTCGTCGATGCCGGGCCGTACATGTCGTTGATCACACGCACGGAGAAGTCGGAGGTTCTGGGCCGTGAGAAGAAGTTCACGGTGCAGTACATCCCCGCGTATGCTACGGACAACCCGTACATCACTGAGGACTACATCTTCGAGCTGGAGCGCAAGCCGAAAGCCCTGAGGGATGCTCTCCTCTACGGACACTGGGATGCCTTTGAAGGCCAGGTGTTCACGGAGTGGACGTCTTCCGAGGAGCACTTCATGGACCGGAGGTACACGCACGTCATCGAGCCGTTCGAGATCCCGCTGGACTGGCCCAGGTACATGGGCTTCGACCACGGGTACACACGGCCATGGGCGGCTGGCTGGTTCGCTGTCGCGCCGGACAAGCGCCTGTACATGTACAGGGAGCTGTACGGGGCCACAGGGCCGAACAAAGGGGATGAAAAAAGCCCCCGCGAGATTGCGAGGGCAATCGTGGAGGCTGAGGAGCTGGAGCGCCGGGAGAACATCCGGGTGGACCGCATCGCCGATCCTGCGATCTTCGACAGATCGCGCGGGGACAGCGTGGCTGACCTCATGCGCGACATGGACGGGCGTATGGGCGGGCCGATCTTCCGGAAGGGAGATAACAACCGTCTGAACGGCCTGATGCAGGTGCATGAGCGGCTTCGGTTCAACGAGGCAGGGCTGCCCGGGGTGCAGTTCTTCAAGACGTGTTACAACACGATCCGGACACTGCCCGCGCTGCCGTACAGCCTGACGAAGGTGGAGGACGTGGATACTGACGCGGAGGACCACCTGTACGACGTGTGCAGGTACGTTTTCCAGGCATACCCAATGCCCGCAGCGCCCGTGAAGCGTTATCACACGCGCATCCGGACGCCGTATGACGATGGAGAGGAGGACGAGTACTATGCCAGATAGGACTGGGCCGTCGCCCGATCTGAGAGGACCCAATAAACGTCCTCCGGAGAAAAAGGATCCGCTGAAGGGCGCAGCGGAGGAGCTGCCGTACCTTGACGAGCAGCAGCTCACGGATGATGAGAAGGAGCTGCTGGCCGAGGCCTACGGACGGCTGGACGCATGGCAGAACGACTGCAGGATCTACCACGACCGGGCGATCAAGTGCAGGAAGGTCTATCGCCTGAAGGACGAGGATCAGGACCCTCCGGGCACGCCTGAGCACAAGAAGATGCTCCAGCTCCAGACGCTCAAATCTACGCTGAACAACTGCATCGCCGACCAGGTGGATAACACGCCTGAGGCCATGCTGGTGGCACAGCGGCAGGACCTGGCCGATGTCGCCGTGGAGATGAGCAACGTCGTGAAGTTCGTCATGCAGCAGAACGACATCCTCGAGTTCCACCGGAAACGCGCCGAGGACTTCCACATCACGGGCACTGCGGTGACGCAGGTCATGTGGGATGAGGACATGGACTACGGCCTTGGGAACATCGCCGTGCGGCGCTACCCGATCGAGAACATGGTCTGGGACCCCATGGCCACCGAGGTGCAGGACGCCCGGGCCATGATGAAGCTCTCGTGGCATCCGCTCTCGTGGTACACGGAGCACTACCCGGATCAGGCCGTCTACATCCATGACGACACCACGGACCGCCATGACGTGGCGCTGGAGACCGAGCTGTCTTCGCTGTCGGCGAATCAGCAGGAGGGCAAGGCGCTGCTGGTGGAGTACTGGTATCGGCGGTACGACCGCAAGAAGCGCAGGCACACCATCAACGTGGCGTACCTGGCGGGCGGCGCGCTGCTGGAGGTCTACGAGGACGTGTACGCCCACGGGCTGTATCCGTTCATATTCGACGTATATTCCACCATCGAGGGGTCCATGGTTGGTGAGGGTCAGGTGGACGAGCTGGCGGCCATGATGCGCTACATCAACCGTTACGCCTACTACATCGATCAGAACCTCGCGGCGTCGAGCAAGCTCAGGATGCTGGTCCGCAAGGGTTCCGGCATCAATACCGAGGATCTCGCGGACTTCAGCAGGAACCTCATCGAGGGCGACATCATCGATGAGGACGCCGTGCGCTGGCTGGAGAACAAGCCGCTGAACGGTCTGGCCGCCCAGCAGCTCTTCCAGTACCAGAACGACATGAAGCAGGATAGTGGTCAGAGCCAGTTCAGCCGCGGTGAGGTCACTGGCGGCGTTGACGCGGCATCGGCCATTCAGCTCCTGCAGAATGCCGGGTCGAAGATCACGCGTCTGCGTACCCGGATCCTGTCGGACGGCTTCAAAAAGATCGTCGAACAGGTGCTGTGGCTGGCTGCGGAGTTCTACACGGATGAGCGGGTGGTCTACATCACCGGAGACGACACCCGTCCGACGCCTGTAAGACTGTCTTCCCGGGTCCTCATGGGGGACAACCGGAAGAAGGGACCGCTCGAGCCGCCGCCCTATACGGTACGTATCGAGATCCAGCGGGCCAACCCGGCGGCCATCCAGGCCATGAACGACCTGTATATCCAGGCGTACACCATGAGCGCTCAGGCCGGACAGGTCTTCCCGCTCACAGCCCTGTTCCAGCTCCTCAATGTCGAGGGCAAGGAACGCGTGCTGCCTGTGCTTGAACAGGTGGATGCACAGACTCAGCAGATGCAGCAGCTTGCCCAGCAGAATCAGGTCCTGCAGCAGCAGGTGGATAACCTGACCACCACGCTGGACAGCTACGCGCAGCAGCTCACCACCGATACGGAGGACCTCGCGACCTCCGCGTTCGGTGAAGACAACATCAACATGATGTAACGGCGGGACGCCGCCTTTGCATAAATCAACCTGGGAGGCATAAAGCCCTATGTACGATGACAACACCTCGGTCGATATGGATTTTTCTGAGAGCGTGCAGGACGACGCTGCACAGGCTCAGGAAGAAAGCACAACCGCGTTTTCTGATCTGCTGAATGGCAGCGAACCGGAGGAGCAGAACTCCCAGGATGGTGAGCAGGCGGGCGGCAATGATGAGGACGCAAACCTCTCCGGTGGGATCCGGGGCAGACTGATGGCTTCCGAGCGCAAGGGGTACACCCGTGGTCAGCAGGAGGCCGAGGCACGGTGGCAGCAGGAGCGCGCCCAGTACGAGGAACGGCTTTCTCGTCTTGAGGAGCTGGAGATCAAGCAGGACGCACAGACACTGGCGCAGCAGGAGAAGATCTCCGTGGCACTCGCGGAACGTCTGATCCGGGCAGAGCGCGGTAAGCCCGCAGCAGCCGTGCAGGAGACCCAGCAGTCCCAGCAGCAGGAGCGCCCGCGCGACGCGCAGGGCCGGTTCGTCTCGCAGCAGCAGAATCGGCAGGCCCAGCAGGACGCCAGGGTGCAGGAGCTGTATCAGCAGACCCGCAACATCCAGAGGATGACAGGGATGGATCTGCTGTCCGTATTCAATTCCGATGAGGAGATCCAGCGCAGGATCGGTTCCGGCGAGATCGACTTCTACGATCTGGCCAGAGAGATGCAGCAGGGGAACACGAAGAAACGCGTCCCGCCTGTTGTGCCGCGTACCAGCGGCAATACTGCGCATGCCAATGGCGTAATGGATCTCAGCGACGCCCAGTTTGACCGACTGGATCGCGCTCTCGAGGAAGGGACGGTCTACGATATGAGGAGATAATGCGTTATGGCATATGAAAACATTAACCGCTCTTATGACGCGGGTATCGCGCCTGGTGTTACCGAGTACCACGAACGGCGCCTTCTGAAAAATTACTTCCCGAACGCCACCTGGGCACGCGATGTCCAGCTCCGTCCGCTGCCCAAGGGCAATGGCCGCCGCGTTCAGTTCCGCAAGATGGTTCCCTTCAAGCCCTCCACCCGTCCTCTCGAAGAAGGCGTGACCAAGAAGGGCCAGAAGATCAGCCAGACCGAGATGTGGATCACCATGAAGCCCTACGGCGAACATGTGGAATTCACTGACGAGCTGGATCTGTACCATCTCGACAACCTCCACCGGGAGATCAACGATCTGCTCGGTGAACAGGCCAAGCAGTCCCTTGACCTGCTGGCCCGTGACGCCAAGTGCGCAGGCACGAACGTCATGTACGCTGGCGGCAAGACCAGCCGTTCTGCCCTGACCGCCGATGACAAGCTCACCTATGATCTGGTGCGCCGCGCTGTACGTACGCTGGAGAAGAACCTCTGCCCGAAGTTCTCCGATGGCTACTATCACGCCAACATCGATCCGGATACCAAGTATGACCTCATGAAGGATCCCATGTGGATCGATGTGGCCCGGTATCAGGATAAGTCCCAGATCGAAAAGAACGAAATCGGCATCATCGCCGGAGTCAAGTTCTTCGAGACCACTGTCTCCAAGACCTATGAAGCCGAGGAATACCTCGTGTACGAGAATTCCACCACCGACACTGGTCTTGCCGAGCTGACCGTGGCCACCTGGGACGCCAACAAGCTCTGGCTCACCGTGAGCGAGACTCTGAACGAGTACATGGCCCGCTCCCTCGGCGCACGCCCTGTGGACATCAATGGCCAGCTCTGCTTCATCGAGTACGCCACTACGGAAGGCATCAAGCTCCGCTATGCCCCGGCCACCGCTCCGGCTGCCGGGCACAAGATCACCCCTGAAACCGCAGGCCCTGACGGCGTCAGCATCCGTGCTACCGTCATCTACGGCCGCGACTTCGCAGGCGGCATCTCTCTGGCTGGCAACGGCCACAATGTGTCCGTCATCATCAAGCCCGTTGGTTCCTCCGGTTCGGATGACCCGTACAACCAGCGCGGGACCATCGCCTACAAGATCAAGGGTGTAGGCTATCATATCCTGCAGGATGCGTTCGGTGTCCGCATTGAGCACGCGGTCTCGGCGTAATCCATAGAGCCATTTTTCTACCTCCCTGAAGGGCGGGGTCTGTCCGGCCCCGCCTGATCTTTTTGTAAAGGAGACTAACCCATGGCTACGAAAACCGTTGAAAACAAGCCTGCGGAGCAGCCCATCGACAACAGCGATGTGAAGGTCCGCATCAATCTGCCTCTGCTGGAATCCGGCGACGGAACCGGCAATATCGACCAGACCGTGGTCGTCCAGTGCGAGGGCAAGAATCATAACCGCCCGCTGATCATCCAGCGCGGTGTGAACGTGGAAATCCCGGTGTGGGCTTTTGAGATCCTCATCCATTCCGGGCGGTTCCCGAATCTGTAAACGGAGGCGAGGAGCGTGACCTTTGAGGAAATGATGCAGCGCGCGATCTACCAGTTCAATGCGGACTGGGATGACTACGAGGATTACGCGCCTCATGTCGATGCTTACGTGAATGACGGGTACGATCAGGTGCTGTACGCGCTGACAGACTATCACCTGGACGATCTGCCCGTGTTCCCGACACTGACAACGGACAACCCGGAAGAAGTGCCAAAGGTCCCCCAGTGGACGCACTTCCCGATTGCGGACTACGCGACGTACTGCATGTACCGGAACGGCAACCCGCAGAAGCAGCAGCGCGGGCAGGAGTTCCTGCGGCGCTTCATGGACTGCCTGTCCAAGTGCGGAGACTTGAAGGGCAAATGCAGTGTCAATACGGAGACCGGGGAGCTGACCTTCAGACAGAGTCTGCCCCAGTTCCACAACTACTGGCCGTAAGGAGGTGTGAGCCGTGGCCTCGATCTATGAAACATCTGCCGATATCATCGGCTTCCGTGGCCTGAATCAGGCGGGCGACGGCTACAACCTCTCGATGCAGTACGCCCGGGAACTCAAGAACGTGAATATCACTGGCGGTCGGTTCGCCCCCATGCGCGAGGGAAAGATGATCGCCCAGACCCTTCCTGCTCCCATCGGCACGCTGGCGTGTCTGTCCCGGCGCTACGGTGTCGCCGAGGACGAGCGCAACGTGCTGGTGGCCGTAGCAGGCGGGCATATCTACACCAAGCTGCTGGACCATGACGACGAATGGATCGCACGGTCGGTTACGGCTGAAGGCGGGGGCGCGCTCCCTGTTCAGTCCGATTACTTCGACTATGTCACCTATGAATTCAAT